AGAACATCCTGTGCTCTGCTATCACGCTCAGATGAACGTTGCTTAAGAGATTCTACCCTCGCTGCAATTTGTTGAATACTTAACAATTAATTACCCACCTTATTTGTATTGTTCAGGAAATGTATCTCTTCTTAGTTTTGCAATAAATTCAGCAGACGCTCTTCCGCCTCTTGCATCTAATTCTTTTTCTCTTTTTTGTTCAGCACCACGGATTTGATAAGTCTTTTGTTTAGGACTCATTGGTTTCTTCTTTGCAGCCTTCTTAACAGCCTTAATTATTTTTTTAGGATTAGCCACTACTTACCCCGTCTGTTTTGTTTTTCTGTCTTCTTAACTTTCTTTTCTGCTGCTCTAATTTCTTGTAATGCTTTATTAACTCTACGGTCTGCTTCTTGTTGTTGTGTTTTAAAAGCGAGTGGATTTACCCCAAATGAATAATAATCTCTTTTTCCTACTTTACGCAAAGCATTGATTTCATCATTTGTAAGTGGTCTTGGACGTGGCTCACGTTGGTCTATTTTAGAAACTTCTTTTAATCCTGCTGGACGATTCTTAGGTCCAGGTGGATTAATTGGTCCAGTATATTTTTTACCTTTACGTGCAGGAACACCAGTTCCTTCTTTAACTCCCTTATTAATTCTTTCTTGATAAATACTACGCTTACCAGGAGGTGGTGTAATTTTTTTAACAGAAAGGTCTTTAGGAACTTTTGTTGGTCTAGTTGCAATAGTTCCACCAGAACGCTTAAGAGCGCCCATACCACCAATACTTTGACGCGCTTCTCTTGCAATCTCACGGGCGTCTTTATTAGGAACCTTAACTACTTTTTTCTTGGCAATATCAGCAAGACGTTTTTTAGCAATGATACTTGCAATCTTGGAAACAGCCATCATCTACCCATGTTTCTATAAACTTTACCTACAAACTTTGAACCTTTTTTGGTAATACCACCTACTGCACGAATAGGGTCTTTGGCTGCTTTAATAATACTACGTCCTGCACGAGCAGTAGGTCCACCCAATCCAACACTAATAATATCAAGTTTGCTAGTTGGGTCAAAGACATAGTCTTTAATAAACTTTACATTTCCAGATGGCTTTAACTTTTTAGTAGGACCAAGGTTTGCTTTCTTAGAGGTAGCCACTACTTGCCTCGCTTATTTTTTGGTGCTTTAGAAAACTCTAATCTTGTTCGCTCAATATCAAGTGCTCTAGCACCATCTTTCATTGCTTCTTTGCGACCTCGTGATTTGATAAGTGGTTCTGCAAATTCTTTTGCACGAGCACGGCCCTTAGTATCTGGCTTATATCCACGAGGTGCTAATGACTTTCCTTGAGCAGCCTTAAGTCCACGCTTACTTGTATTAATTGATTGTGCGTTTTCTTTCATTGCTTGCTTTGCTCCAGACGTTGGTGCAAAAAGAAAATTAGTTTTTTTCATTTCAGCAGAAGGAACTAATTTTACACTTGAACTTACTTTAGAATGTAATTTAGGATGAGCATTAGAAGGAATTTTTAAATTTGAATTTTTGTAAATAGGGTTTACTTGCTTACTACCCTTGCCAGTAATGCCACCAACGGCACGACCTATTGCTTTAACTGCTTTGATTGGGTTAGCCATAATGTTTTCCTTATCCGTAAGTGTCTTGCCATTGCTCTGCAAAGGCTTCGTCTAGATTGATTGAGTACTTTCTACTGTCTTGCGCTTTAGTTGACCATCGGTTAGAAGCATAAAGACTTATCCGACTGTGTTGCTGCATTAGTTCCCTTGCCTTGAGCACGGTAAACCATAGAGCCATAACGCAGTCTGTCTTGCCCCTAGTGTTAGGCTTCCAAGTTATTAACTGTTGAACTAATGCTTTAAGACCCTCTGAGTGGTCAGTAGATGCAATCTCAATAGTGTTGTTATTCTGGAACTTGCCATCCTTCTCAGTGCCCATGAGCATTGACATACCAGCCACACCAAAGTTTGAATCCCATTTGTTCTTGCTAGTAAAGTGAGATTCTAATCTGCATCCATACATACCAAGCCAGTTACGCAACTCATCATCTAAAGCATATGCTTTCTGATGTGCGTTAATCTCAACACGTAGTTCTTGTGGTCTGTACTTCTCAACTAATTCTTCTATAGCCTTTTGAATTTTTTGAGGAGTAGGCTCTGACATGTTTACACAGTCAACAACATAAATCTTGCCATCTGCTCGGTTGTAGGTAGATACCACAAACGCGGCATTCCCGCCCATTGCGGGGTCAAACCCTATTATTGTATACCCCTCAATGTGCGAGGGATGTCCCACGGAACCCGCTTTCAGCGGTCCGCGTTTGCGTTGTCCGTTGATGCAACCTTGGACAAGCACTGGAGGAAATATAGAATCTTCTTGAACATCTTCTTGTTGATACACCAACGCCCATGTTGATGGTGTGACTTCACTTCTTCTTTTAAATAGTGTTAAGCCGTCCCATTTTTGGAAGAGTCCTTCTTCGTCAGGAACGTCAGAATCCCCATCCCACGGAGAGTCCGACCTAGGCCAGAGCGTTTCCCAGTCTTTCGGCTTTTCTGAATATTCCAAAACAGCAGGCATGCCCATATAAGTAAAAGGGCTTTTACCACCAGACCAGTGTTTCGTCTCGCGGAGTTCTTTGTAGAAGTCTTGTGGCGCAATTCGTGTCCCTACGATTAATAACTTACCGTTCTTACCCAAACGGGTAATAACTTCTTTTTGTAACCAGTTGATTTGCTTTTCCCATTCATGGGCGTTAGCCGTAGTGATGCAGTCATCAAGAATGATGAGGTCAGCACGTGCTCCATAAATCTGCCCACCCATACCAAGCGCTTGGATGGTGGGGTCTTTCTCTGATGAATTTCGGGCATCGCCCCCAAGATAAACGGTATCAACTCGCCAAGTATCTGAATCTTCTTTCCATCCACCTTCAGGGCCAAAAGTTGTTTGCAACTTTAACCAGCGTGGATGAGAGAGTCTCTGCTTGATTGCGTACACGAACTCGCGTGCTTTGATTAGCGTTTTGGAAACCACAATGATGCGGATATTTGGATTGAGGGCAATGCGATATGTGGAGTAGTTTACGGTGATGACCGTACTCTTAGCGTGCTCAGGTGGCACATTGATTAAGAGACGTGAGGGGTCGCCAGGTTCATAAACCATACTAGGGTGAAGCCATGACGGCTCCCTATCCTCTAGTAAGTCAATCCAATCCAAGTGGTGAGGGAATACCCTCTGCTGTAAAAAAATTTCAGAGAACCTAGGAAAGTCTATCTCTTCCTTAGGGATACCCAAAGAAGAGAGGGAGGCATCCTTTGCGGTTGCTTTAGCCTCAGCAAGGTCAGCGGCAAACTTCTTATCCCTCAGGCACCAGATTCTCACGGTGTCGGGCTTCTTGTTACATAACTCCATAGCCTTATGGACAGAGTGTCCTTCGGACACAAAGGCTAAAACTTTAGCCTTTGCTGCTGCCATAGCCAGTGTTTTGGGGTTAGTACCCCCTTTGTCAAAACTCATAGTCCTGTCCCGTTTTCATTCAGTTACTGTCAGTTAGTAACAGGTAGTAGATACAGTCTGTAACGCAAGTTCCTGAAGAACTTGCTACTGTCAGAAATAAAACAGTCTCTATATAGTATAATCCGTCCAAACAGCCAAAACGGACACTTTTGGCCAAAATATTTTTTTGGCCCTGCCCAAAACTATTACAAAATAGGACAAACTGGGACAGTAGCAGGGGAGATACATTGTACGGGAAAATCTTTGTGGTAGATACATATACTACTTCTACTCTCCATTAAGCATACTGGGGTCAATACGCGTTGACCCTAGACCGTTACAGCCATCTATCATACAGTATAGAAGCGTGCTGGACGGAGAACAGTCTTCGGCGCAGGCCCATACCTATCTGGCGCCTCAGATAAGTTTAGTTTCTATACTGACATGGCAATCAAGTCCATGAAAAGACTGGACTTGACAGCCATGTAATGTGGGATTTGTTTTTAGTTAAATACTAAGAACCGCATGGGATTTTCCCCTGCGCTTAGTGCTAGGGGAAAAGTCCCCTAGTGAAAAGGAGATAGTAACATGAATAACTTCTCATTTGAGAATGCCCGTGTTAACAAGGTATGGGATAACAAGAACCGTTTTAATCTTGGTATCCTTGACACCAGAGCAGTTGCTCAACCAGACGGTTCTTACCAATCCGTCTTCGTTGCTTCCCGCATCGTGACTACTGCTAACCCTGACCAC